CGGCTCGTAGGGAAACCGTATGGAACAAAGTATCTAACACATGGATCAAACGTGTACACGATAAAGGTATTGTTTTAAGTGTTTGCACCCCTTATCATCCTAATGATGCGAATAGTCGGCTTATGAAGTCGGGCATCTTTAACGTACTGCAAATATCGGTAAAGGAAGATAAGACTGGATACAAGGTGGAAGAATGGAACAACCTAAAGTAGTGATATACGCTAGATTTACAACGGATGTTGAACAAAAACAAGTAAACTCAGTTAAGAACAAGATTAACTCTTTTGTGCGTATGCTTGACGCTAAAGTCATGAAACAGTCTTGGGAAATAATTCAGAAAGGAGCCTCTTCTAAGAAGTTTAATCCTTTATTCGATGATTGTATAAAAAATGGATGGGGCATACTCACTTACGACCTTAAAACATTACACGAACACCGTTCAGGTGCATTATCTATAGTAGAGGAGGGTGCCGAAATGGGTGTCCCCATCTTTTTTGTTGATCCTGAGAGTGCGTTTATATCTATATTTAATATATGAGAGAACCTGATAAGATTTGGGAAATACCCCTATGGGAAACCAATCACAGTAAACAACGTTTATTCCAAGAAGAGGCGATGGACTTTCTGTCGTATAAACTGGGATATGAAATGAGTGAGGAAACAGATGACCCGACTAGAAAGGCTTACAAACACTTTGACGGCTACAATCACTACCCTGATGGGAATCTTACGGCTCTTGATTACGATGCTAGCTATCCTGTCTGGCTTTGTGCTGATTTCAACAGGTCTCCTCATTGTTGGGCTTTGCTCCAAGTTAAAAAGTCTCGTAACGGTCTTAAAAAATATGTTATTTTCGATGAAATCTTCTCCAGAGAAGCGTTAACTACTGAACAGGCTCTAAAAGCGGTAGAATTACTTAATAAATGGGGTATTTCTAAGGTTTTATTGGCTGGAGACAACACTTCCAACCAAAAAAGTGGTAATTATGGTCGTGTAGGTAAAAACGATTGGGATTACGTGCGAGAAGTGTTCGATGAACACGACATTTCGTATAAAAACGAGCTAGACATCCAAAATCCGAAGCGAAAAGTGCGTGTGGACAAGGTAAATAACGTTATTTTTGCTGGGAAGAACGGAGAAAGGCGTTTATTGGTCAATACGAGGTGCGATAACGTTATAAAGGACTATATGTATTCCATTGTGAACGATAAAGGGCTAAAAATAGACAATGGAGACAGGGGACACATGTCGGATGCGACGGATTATGCGATTTGGCGTAATGAGAAGGGTAATAACGCCCCAATGTACGTGCTAAGGTAATATGTTTAGCTACTACGGAAGTAAATATAAACTATCCAAGTTATATCCTGAACCTAAAATGGATTTAATTATAGAGCCATTCTCTGGTGCTGCTTGGTATAGCGTAAATCATGCTCATAAAGAAGTATGGATCAATGATAGATATGATGTTGTCTACAGCATTTGGAACTGGCTAATAAATAAAGCTGATAAGGGCTTTATACTTGATAATTTAGACTATTATGTAGGCGATGATATAAGCGAGTTAGATTTACCCAGTGAATTCATACAACTTCTTGGTTTTTGTATAAATAGGGGTAGTATAGAGCCTAAAAACATAGTTCAACGATGGAGTTGCCAATCAAAAATTGATTGGGACTGGGCTAGTACCACTAATTATCAGCTAAAAAGAATAGCCAATGAATTAGACAGTATTAGGCATTGGAAGTGTAGTTGTTTTGATTATAGAGACCTTCCAAACATAGAAGCAACTTGGTTTATTGATCCTCCCTATCAATACGGTGGGGAACACTACAAAGTAAACAACATTGATTACAAAGAATTAGCCGAATGGTGTAAATCAAGAAAAGGTCAAGTAATTGTGTGTGAAAACACGAGGGCTGATTGGCTAGATTTTAAACCTCTTCAAGAGATAACAGGGCAAAGAAAAAAAACTATTGAAGCCGTTTGGATTAGCCCCTCTTGATGGGTTTAGTTCGTTTACCCATTCCTACACGTTTTTTCTCACGTACAGCCTCAGAAGCCTTGCCTTTAGCCTTGAGTTCTTTCCAAGTAACAGGGGTTTTGGATGAAACACGCACAGTAGGTCTACATTTTTTTACGCCCTTGAATTTAGCTGATCCGCAAGGAGAACCGTCTTGAGTGGTCCATTTTTCTTTCATCCATCGGGCTACGCCTGTTTTTCCAGACTTTTTGCCCTTGTAGGTTCCGCCTCTTTTTTTATATTCCTTAACAATCCACGCAGAAGCGTATGCACTAGGAAATATCTTAAACTTTCGTTTAGCTGCAGCCTTAACTCGGCTGTATAGTGCTGGTTTTGCTGGTTCGTTTGCCATTTGAATAGTATAATGACCAATAGTTATAACTATTCGTCAATATTATTAGTAATTGCATTAAACTTATGGCTGAATTACGTAAAATTCAATACTTTAATTTGGTATTGAATCAAAACATAAATAGTAAGTATTTTGTCGCCATGAAAGGAGTAACTAGACTTAGCAGTGGTCGTATTAAATATAGGGGTAACACGTACTCTGGCTTCAACAAGCCTCGCAATAGTTGGAGAGATGACAAAAAGTTTGTAGTTTTAGCCAAGAAAGGCAACAAGATTAAGGTTGTCCATTACGGTGATCCCAATATGCCCATACGAAAAAACGAACCTGCTCGCAGGAAATCGTTCCGAGCTAGACATCGTTGCTCCACAGCAAAAGATAAATTTAGCGCACGTTACTGGTCATGCAAAAAATGGTAATCATCTAATGGCAATTACACAAGAACAACTCAATAAAGATTTAAAATTCGAAGTAAAACAGTTACATTCCGTCATTGAGTTAATAACCAAAGACATTCAAGATATGAAAGAAGCACTGTTAGGCAACGAGTTCAACAAGGAAGGTCTCGTGTACAAAGTCGAGAATAACGAGAAACAAATTGAAGAACTTGTAAAGTTCAAGCAAAAAATAATTGCGTGGGCTACTGGAGCTGGATTAGGTTCAGGTACGTTAGTTAACTTGTTAATGGACTTAATGAAATAATTATGATTGATTCATCTAAACTCTACTCTGTGCCAAAAGATGTCGTGGAAGACATCGTAATGAAAGAAAGTCGTCACCCATACTATAGTGTGGTGTTAGACAGGGCTAAAATCATGAATAGTTGGTTTCAGGCGGAGTACGATGAATACACAGCTATATCTAGTACCGTATTCTCTGACAAGTCCTATATCATTGCTCAGTCCACTATTGAGAGTGATGACGAATACAGAGAGCGACTTGGGCGAATGAAACTGTTTCCTTTAGAGCAAAAATTCTTTTCTGCTCAACAACGTATATATGACGAAAACAACGTTAACAGGAACTACCCTGAAAACAAAGAGTTTTGGATGTACAAAGAATCCAACTTTGATGATGCTGGTTGTTCCATTACCGAGTTCTATAGAGACAAGGTTCTCTTCGTGAAAGAGGTTTTGGGTTTTGGGGCGGTAGTTACGGATCTAATGATGGACGGTGATGGCAGCCCTGTGACCGATAATAACGGAAATGTCGTTCCTTATAACTTTGTGGTTAGACCACACGAAATATGGAACTTTGAAGTGAAACAAGGCATACTAACACTGCTTGTAACTCGTCAAATGTATTATGACATACAAAATGTTAAGAAGCATAAGTGGACGGCATATACTCCTGAATACATTTGTGTGTATATAGAAGAAAACGGACTCAAGAAAAAGACATTAGAGATACCTAATCCGTTTGGTGAAGTTCCAGCTACCCTGTTAAAAGGTCAAACCGATGCTAACAGTTCGTTCATTGTGGGCAAACCTCGTAGATATTCGTTAAAGGGTATGTACCTTGCAGCCTCAGAGTTGTTCTATGACCTCAAGAAGGGTTCTGAGTTGTTCGGTCACCCTATTCCTGTGCTTACCGATTCCATTGTTCGGTCTTTAGCTGGTGTCGCTGATGATGACCAGTACGACTCTCGCACGATTAAAGAGGGTGTAGGTATGGCTATCATTATTCCTGATGACCAACAAATACCCAACAATATGCTGTATCAAGCGGATATGTCTGGACTTCAACACCTTAGGGACGTAATTTTTGGTGATTTGATGTCGCTTATCTTTTCTATGGCTCAGGTTCGAGACAAGTCCATTGTTAAGAGTAATGTATCTGGTTCGGCTAAGAGGTTTGATAACGTAGAGGAACAAGGGTTATTAGCTACTACCGCCATGGATATGGAAATGGTAGAGATGCAAGTACTTAAGAGAATGGCTAAGGTTCGTGACGAAGACCCGACAGATTATCACGTTACCTACTCTAAACACTATGACTTGTCTAGTGCTGCCGAAATATTCTCAGACATTACAGAGGGTATGCAATATCACGTATTGCCTCTACCACTACTCAAGAAACTGACTGCGGAATACATGAGAAAACGATCTATGCCTCAAGAGGACATAGTGAGCGTTATGGATCATTTTGATAACTTTGGTATTCCAAAAACCAGTGGTGATCTTAAAAATCTTATTGATATATTACCACAAGAAGAGCTTCAACGCCAAGCAGAACTTGGTATTGATTTAAATAGCGAGCAATAACTAACTTATAACCATTATGAGTGAAGAAAACATAGAGTCCGTTGACGCTCCTGAGTCAACAACAGAAGAGACAACTTCTCAAACACAACAGCAACCAGAGTTCGATAAAGACAAGTTCTTTAGGGGCGCTTACAATGAAGGTAAGGGCAAAGTCGAACGAGACATGATAAGTAAATTCTCTGAAATCTTAGGTGATGATGTCAATACACTCGATGATGCGTTCTCTTTATTGTCAAATAAAATGCAACCTGTGCAAGAGGATAAGGGCGAAGCAGATAAGTTGCGAGAGTTGTTGCAACAATACCAAGAACAAGCAGAGGCAGCCAAAGAGCAATTAGCACTGAATCAAATGGAGAACCGTATAGGTTCTGAGTTTAATTCTGCTTTTAGCGCTTTAGAGCAAGACAACGAGCTGACGCTCAGAAAAGATTACATAGAACAACTGTTCTACAACGAATATGAAATTGAGGAGAGCAACGGTCAGTTTTATGCCACCAAAGGTGGTGTTCCTGATTTAGATGCTCAAGGCAATAGAAAATCGGTAGGAAACTCTCTTGTAGAGTTTGCTAAACAATTTGCGAAGCCCAAGAAAGTGGGCGCAGGGGGAGCAACTGGTGGTACTCCTTCTAGTGAAAGACCTAGCCGAGCAGAGTTTCAGAGACTTGTACGCTCGACTAATCCAGCAGATCGTGCTAAGGCTGAGGAGCTATTTGCTGCTTCTAGGGCTGCAGGCGGTTGGGCTGAACAAGCGTAAATCCATCTTATGGTTAGGCAAAACCTTAATTGTCATGTTCTGGTCACAGCGACCCAAAAGCTAAATATAATCCAACATTTAATTTAACTTTTATAAAGACATGGCAATTAATAGTAATTTTTCCATCTACGAACCAGAGGCGTTTGTTGAGGTTGCACTAGCTAACCAATATCCAGACCGACCAATGGTATCTAAAGCCGTTACTAATGTAGCTGGCGCATCTATTGAAGGACTCGTTGCATCTCGTAACAAGACTGTAAGCATTACTCGTGCAGTAAAGCCTACTGGTTCTCCTTCTTCTTACTCAGGTAGCTACTCTCTAGGTACTCCTGACGCTAACGAAGAGCAACTAGTAATCAACAAGCACTACTACTCTGGATTCAGCATCGACAAAGCTGACCAGAAATTTGCGCTTCCTGACTTAGTACAACAACACTTTGTACCAAGACTACACCAGCTTATTGACCAGATCAATAGCGACATTAAAACTGAAGCACGTGCTGCTTTTGAGGTAGCTTTCGCTGACAATAACACGGACTCTACTGTGTTAAGTGCTAACGACCTTGCTGAAGCCCGAAGAATCATGGCTGCTCGTAAGTTTGTATCTGACAACATGATGATGGTTATTGATCCTTTCGCTGAGAAAGACTTAACTACATTAAGCCTATTCCAACAAGCTAACACTCGTGGAGACTCAGGTATCCAATTGGGTGGAGCAATGGGTCGTGCTTATGGTTTTGACTTCTTCATCGACAATCAAGGAAGTGACCACACTGCTGCTACAGTAACTGACGCTGTTATTGCAGCCACAGAAGCTGTAGGACAAACCGCATTAACTATTGATAATGGTAGTGGTTCTGCTGCAACTGTATCTCTAGCTGAGGGTGACATTGTTACTTTCGGTTCTGCTAAAGGTGCTGATGACTTCTACGTTGTAGAAAGCCAAACTGGAACTGTATTGACT